GACGATCTGCCAGCTGGTTTAGACTTGTGCGTCTTTGACTTCGGTGTCAATGCTGGGACTGGCCGTGCAGCAAAGTTTCTACAGGAAATGATTGGAACTGTAGTTGATGGGGGAATTGGACCGAATACACTTAAAGCTCTAACTATCTACTGTGATAGTGAAGGAGTTAAAGGTGCTATTCATGAATATCAAAGACGTAGGCAGGCTTATTATGAATCCTTGTCTACATTTGATACATTTGGACGTGGTTGGACTCGACGAGTTGATGAAACCACGGAGGAGGCACTATTGCTATGAAAACGTTATGGGCAACAATATTGGCGGCTGCCCTCGCCTATTGCACACCTGTTCAGGCTCAAGAACAAGAAGCACCTAAATTAAATATGTTCGGTAAGCCTGTAATTTGCGCACAGATCTGGGAAGCACCAGAAATGTGGAAGCAGATAAAAGACGACAATATGGTACCACTTCTCGGATTTAGAGGAAACTCATTTCTTCAAGATGGTACTAAGTTTGAATCTGACTACATCGTTTTATACGATCATGAAGAGCAACAGATTACAATTATCGAAAGACAAGACAATGGCTTTCAATGCCTGATTGCTGGCGGAACCGGCAATGTCATTTTCGATCCAGACGAGCTCGAAGCTCTAACAGGTTGGGATGACTTCTAATGAGGTTTCTCATCCTTATCATAATGGCTGCTGAACCGGGCGAGCATGTTGACCACTACTTATACGAGAAGATGTACTTCAGAGATGTGGAAGAATGCCAAGCTTTTGCTCAGACATATTGGCAGCCATTAACAAATTTGGCTATGATGGCTAAAGAAAAACCTTGGGGAAACATGTACTGTATCCCAGAAAATAATGCAAGAAGTGAATTGATTGATAATGTCCTCAACACCGAAACTATTTGAACATAACTTTATAGATTTAGGGTATGAAGATCTTAAGGCTGATACTAGAAAAACGGGAAGAACGTATCTTACGCCAACAGGAGAACGTTACCCTTCAATCACGACAGTACTTTCCATCCTCTCAGAGGACGCGATACGCGCTTGGAGAGCAAGAGTTGGTGAGGACGTCGCGAATCAAGTTAGCACTCGAGCTTCTAATCGCGGGTCTGCTGTACATAGTATTCTCGAACAGTACTTAAGAAACGAAGATACAACAGACTATCTTCCACATATCCAACAATCTTTTATGAATCTAAAGCCTCATCTCGACGAGAATGTAGGTACTATCTTTGGATTGGAAGTTCCGCTTTATTCTGCTCATCTTGGTCTTGCCGGTAGGTGTGACTGTGTAGCAGAATGGAAGGGTGTACCTTCTATCATTGACTTCAAAACGTCAAAGAGAATCAAGAAAAAAGAAAACATATCAAACTACTTTGCTCAAATGTCAGCCTATGCTATCATGTGGGAAGAGCGAACTGGCATGCCCATTGTTAACACAGTCATTGTGATGGACGTAGACTTTGAGCAACCTCTCATATTTGAAGAACATAGAGACAATTATGTTCCTCTTCTTATGGCTACTATTGAAGAGTATAGACAGCGTAGAGTATTTCCATGAATGAAAGTGATTTCTTACCAACTAAAACCAGAGCTCATCAGCTAAAGATTGAGTTTGGCATTGAAGAGCGATATCCTGAATGCACTGATGAATACATCAAGATTCCAGTAGATCTACCTTGGAAAGAACTAGAGAAAGATGTAGATGAAGCTCTTAATAGTGTCTTTGGCTACTATGGTAAGATTCAAAGATCAAAGACTTCTTGGGATAGGAGTCCTCTTTACGTAGGATGTGGCTTAAACTGGAATCCTGATTATAGGCTAAAAGTGCCGGCTCATGCTCAAGCTTTTGGTGCTCCTCGAGGCTCAAAGGATATGACACCCGAAGAGTGGAAGAACCTGGTGTGGAATCGAGACTATGAAGAAACTAAAGGCGAAATAAGAGGATTCAACACTTACGACGATTACTTTGGAATGAGAGTTCCAACTGACATTGCGTCGTATAGATCTATAAAGCACGTTATGGATGCTGTAAAGAGGCCTATGTTTCAGGGTAGAGTGGCAATGATTCGTGGTAAAGATGTAGGCCATCTTTTGAAAGAAGAAGACAAAGAGTTTATTTGGCATACCGATGAGCCAAATGAAATGCTGTCTAGACTACTCATTCCTATCTCATATGATGAGGACTATTTTATCGAGTTCAAGACTGGCACTAAGATGTTTTTTGAGCCAGGATATGCTTACCATTTCAACACCTATAAACCTCACAGATGGAACTTTAATTCTAATCCTTCCATGAATCGTACAGCCATCGTCATTGGATGGTCACCTTGGATTGACTTTGATGGACAGACTTGGTCTACTAACAAGTGGACTAATAAGGTTCATCCTATGGATATGGTCAAACAAGGGCTTGTCATCTAATGAAAAAAGAGTGAAAAAAAGTGAAAAAAAGTGAAAAAAATGCATTTTTATGGTTTACAATTGAGAAGAAATGGTGTATAATAGATCTATAAAATGGAAATGGAAGGAAAAATTATGTTTCACAAAGAACTCTTCTCGAACGATTCTGAATATCTTCGCTATGAAGGTGAGATTGTAGCTCGCTTCAAGTATAGTGGTCCTTTCACTAAAGCGAAGTTCAAGAAGTTCTTAATCAAATCTGGTCTGACTCCTCAATCATACCGCGAAATGCGCCAGTCTGGCCTTGCTCCACTGGATGTATGGGAGCAAACTGATCCAACTAGCTATAATTCAATTCTTGATGCAGCGAGGGCAAAAGCATGCAAATAAAAGGTGCAATGACAATTCTAAACAAACGTGCAGAATTTTATGGTAAGACTGTTGATGAGTTAGTTGAAATGCTTGACAATGGTTTTGATGAAACAGTTAAAGTTCTTCAAGCATATGAAGTCTATAAGCGAGACCAAGGTTATGTTTGGTCCGGTGTAAACTTTGAAACTTGGGTAAAGAAGGAGACTGCTTAATGGCAAACATTTATCTAGACATGGACGGCGTTATTGCAGACTTCTTCGGCTTCTGGGCTGACAGCTGCGGCGCCGATCATTGGAAGTCAATAAAAAAAAAAAAAAAAACCTTGATTGATTTACATAACACCGATTTCTTTAACCAGCTACCAGAGTTTATGGACGGCGATACAAACGTTTCAAAGACTATTGTCGAAGAAACTCGGTTGATTGCTCAACAAGCTGGTATGGGTTGGGGTATCTGCTCATCACCTCTTCGCGGTGATATGCACAACTCAGCATACTGGAAGCGAGTCTGGCTACAGGATCGTGGATGGCTGCCAGAAGATATGGAAAATCTTATCTTCACTGGCAACAAGCATAAGTATGCTCGCTGTAAACTGAAAGGTACTCCAAACATTCTTATCGATGACAAGCCTGATAACATCAAGCGTTGGATCGACAATGGTGGTATCGGTATCCGGTTCCAAGCAGATAAAGATGATTATGTCGAATATTTGTTATCTGGTGCACTGCCTGAAGCGATTGAGTTCTATAAAGGTTATACATAATATTGTAACCAAAGGAGGATGCAATGGTCAAGAAATCATTGCAACCCGGTTCAAAGTATAACGAATATGATTTAGATGGCGATGGCGTAGTGAGCGATGAAGAATTGACAAAGTCAAAAGAAATGCTTGAGCTGGAGTTGCGAGAAGAGAAAGCAGAAGCGCAGAAAAAGATGGCTTGGATCGCAATGGTCTCAATGCTTATCTTTACTGTGGTTCTGTTTACACCTATGATGAGTGACGAAAGAGTAACAGCTTTGGCTGACTTACTCGGATTGTTTTATATTGCACAAGCTGGTGTCGTCGGTGCTTACTTCGGTGCTGCTGCTTGGATGAGTAATAGTAGGAAATGATTGAAGCAATTTGGCACATATTGTTGACAGTCTGCTCTAGCGGACAGTGTTTTACACAGGATGTTCAGTGGTTTGAATCACAGAAAGAGTGTGAAACTGTGCTTGTACAATATATAGAGTTACCACCTGATGGTGATTGGGACTCAATTCAATATGTGTGCAAACAAAAGGATGCGATTGAAACATAATGAAAACTATGATTTATCAAGTGAACGTTGGAAAAGGTTCACGACTATATGATGGTTGTATCAATTCTGTAAAAAGCTACTGTAAAAAGTATGATATAGACCACATAATTCAAACAGTACCAAAACTTATGATAAGGCCTGACCCCTTCTCAACCAATCGCTCAAGAGAGGCTGTGGAGAGGTTAGGCTATCTTCCTATTTACGAAAAAGAAAACGCATTTGACTATCTTGACAAATATGACAAGATAGCTATTGTAGACTCAGACATCTGGATTCGACCCAATGCTCCGAATATCTTTGAAGCATTCAACGATGATGTCGACTTCGGTGGGGTGGTAGAAAGAGAAATGCCAATCACCGAAAAATATCAGCAAAAGATTCGCAACTATTCTGCTATGCAGTATCGCGATCTTGCGCAGTTCATCGATTTCAAACCTAATAATCTTGGTTTCGAGTTTTTCAACATGGGTCTTATGCTTCTCAATAGTAGCATTAAAGATTACCTGAAAGGCAAGTCACCAAAAGAGTTTATTGAGCAGTCCAAGTTCAAAGACTTTGTTGATGGAAAGGGAGCGTGGAAGTGGTCAACAGACCAGACACTTCTGAACTTCTGGGTGAAAGAGCAGAACATGAAAGTTCAGCACATGGACTGGAAATGGAATGGCCTATATACAGCCAATACCAAGATTAAAGATTGCCATTTCGTGCATTTCTTTTTGAAAGATAAACTACCAATGAAGGGTGAAAATTTCGATGAGCTTGTCCACCTTGTCACGTAAAATCTTTGTTCACATTCCTAAGAATGCAGGCATGACAATTCGTCATGGGCTTGGTCAAAAGATTTGGGTAAACGATTCTAGTAAACATATCAGTCCATCGTACACAAGCGGACTAATGGAACAAATGAGGAAAACAAATGACCATCACGGGGCTGAGCATGCTCGATGGCGAGATCTTCGTAAAGATTACAGAAACTCCTTTGACGCTTTTGCTGTGGCTAGGAATCCCTGGGATCGCGTTGTTAGCAGGTATTTTTTTGCGAAGAAAGTAATTGAAGTCGAACAAAAGGTTGATCCTTCTTATGCAGATGTTAGCTCATTTGAAGCATTTCTTGAAGAGCGTCATAAGTGGGGTGGTGAACCTTACATGTGGCATCGCGCAGTTAGAGGCTGGTACCCGGCACTTGATCATGTCGTTGATGACGCTGGTACTGTTAAGTGCGACATTCTTAGATTTGAACATCTAAACTCAGATCTTGAAGCTTACTTTGGAATCCCTAAAATGACTAGAGCTCGCAATGTCACAGCTCTAAACAAAGGTACTTATCGGGACCTATATAACGATAAGACAATTCAAATCATTGCTGACTGGTATAAGGCAGATATTGATTATTGGGGATTTGACTTCGACACCGCAGCACAAAAAAATTATTGGAGGAAATAAATTATGAAAACTTTGATCATTGCAACTGGTCTTATTTTGCTGTCGACCACAGCGTATGCACAAAACATTACAGATCACTACAAGACTGTAATTGTGCAAAAGCCATACACCGTTGAGGTGTGTACTCAAGGTAACGGTAACAACAAGTCAGATATCACCAACTTTCTTGAAGGCGCCATTGTAGGTGGTGCTATTGGTAATAACATCCCAGGTGAAGAGAACGGCGGAGCTCTTGGAGCCTTTCTTGGTGGTGTGCTAAATACAGAAAGAAATAAAGATAAAGGACCACAGTGTCGAACTGAAACACGCTATGAAGAAGAGCAACAAACCATTTACTCTCATAGCACCATTACATTTACGTATGAAGGTAAGCAGCAATCGCTAAGCTTCAAGAAATAGGAGTACATAATGCTGGGAAGCTTATTTGATAAGTATGGATGCGACAAGTCTAAAAAGCATCGATACGATACAGTCTATGAAAAGTTCTTTGAACCTATTCGTGAAGACGCCCTGAAGATTCTTGAAGTTGGTGTTTGGAAAGGCCACAGCATGCTGGCTCATTTGGATTACTTTCCGAATGCAGACATCTATGGATTAGACATCTTTACTCGTACACGTAAGAATGAGATTGAACCTTATGGACTAGAAAGATCTCATCTTATGAAAGCAGACTCAACCAATGCTGCCGTTGGACCACAGGTTCATGGCGAGTTTGGTCAGATCAAGTTTGACATTATTATTGATGATGGTAAGCATACACCGGAAGCAAACATGCTTACGTTCAATCACCTCAAGCCTTTCCTTGCAGAAGGTGGCCAGTACTTTATTGAAGACGTATGGCCATTAGAAAAGATGACTCTCGAAGAGCTAGGACATCCTTGGGTGCAGCGTAATCTAAAAGACTACAATGCATTTAAGAATGAGCAGTTCCTACAAGCTTTGGACCGGTCAAAAATGAAAATTGAAAGATTCGACCTGCGTTCTGTAACAGGCGAACCAGATAGCTACATTATTAGGTTGACATGAAAGCAAAAATAATTACAATCGCTGGAAACAGCGTATCAGAGAATGCTTCGAAGAAGTGTATTGAGTCACATAAGAGAGTCGGCAATGAGTTCGATCTTGAAGTGTTTGACGCTATAACTCCAGATCAAGTTCCTCATCTTATGAATAGCAATATGCTACAATGGACATATCCATTGGAAGGTGGTAGAGTTGATTTTGCAACAGGCCTAAAGCTGACTGCATATCCAACGGTTGATCCTAACAAGAGAATTGCATGCTTCCTTTCTCATTGGACGCTTTGGAAAGAGGTTGCTCAAACCAAAGAACCAATGCTTATCCTTGAACATGATGCAGTGTTTGTGCAAAGACTAGATCCTGATGTGATTATAAGCTCCAACTATAACTTGGTTGGAATTAACGATCCAAGAGGTGCAACTCGTAGATCTCAAGTCTATCACGACACTGTTCAAGGATTTAAGAATACTATTGGACCTGTGCCAAAGGTTGATGAATATGATATTCCTCAAGGGTTGGCTGGAAATAGTGCATACATAATTAAACCTGATCTGGCCGCAGAAGCATGTGAGTTGATTAAGAACATCGGAATCTGGCCAAATGATGCTCTTCTGTGTTATCAGAACTTTAAGGGTATTGGGCAGACTAGAGAATACTACACCGTGGTGCAAAGGACACCTTCTACTACAACGCTATGAGATCATTCGTAATTACAATAATGGATAATGCTAAATCTGTTGAAGCAGCAGACCGTTGCATTCGCGAGGCAGAAAAGTTTGGTGAGATTGTAGAGAAGTTTGAGGCATATACGCCAAAAGACAATCCATTTGAGATACTGAAAGAACGTAAGGTTCCGACAGAAGCTCTCATTGAAAAGTATTCTCGTAATGAAAACTGTGCCGCAGCATTTCTTTCTCATTTTTCTCTATGGCAAAAGTGCCTTGAAATAAATGAGCCTATGATGATATTTGAACATGATGCTGTACAGGTTATGCCACTGCCAGAATCGATTAGAGCTGGGTGGGGATTCAAACAGTTCATGTCTATGGGTAAACCTAGCTATGGACGTTTCAGAACACCAATGGTGATGGGGTCAGGTCCACTACATTCAAAGAGATATTTCCCTGGTGCTCATGCCTATGCAGTAAAGCCGGCCGGAGCTAGAACAGTGGTCAATCATGCTCAGGTACACGGTGCTGCTCCTACCGACGTTTTCTTGAACCTTGACAGGTTCCCTTTCCTTGAAGAGCTGTATCCTTGGACACATGAAGCTAGGGATTACTTTACTACTATTCAAAACGAATTGGGATGCCAGGCAAAACACAATTATAATGAGGGATATAAAATTGAGCCAGTTTGATAGAGCCTTTCTTACAGGTTGTGATGAAAAAACAGAATGGATGTTGCCTTGGTTTGTAGAGGGTTTTCGTAAGCATAACCCTACAGTTAAGATGTCGCTAGCAGATTTTGGCATGTCTGACAAGATGATGGAATGGGCAGTAGCTTCGAAAGAGTTTCATTCCATTGGTCAAATGGACAGAGAAATGGGCCAAGGGTGGTTTCTCAAGCCGAGCGCGATGCTTGGTACGCCATACAAAGAAGTATGCTGGATTGACACTGACTTTGAGATCCGAGGCGACATGGAAGAAATTTTTAATTATGTAGAAGACCAGAAGCTGTGTATGGTAGAGGATAAACCTTGGTCAAAGCGCAGTGGCCAGCAATGGCATAATTCTGGAATTGTAGCATTTAGAGACAAGCCTCCAATCTTACGTGAATGGGCTCAACTGTGTCATGAAAAGCCTGTCCGAGGAGATCAAGAAACATTGCATGCACATATGGATCCGCTAAGGAAGGCGATATATATTACAGATGCACCACAAAAGTTCAACTGGATGCGGTTGCTTTTCGTAGATGGTGCTAAACTAGATAAGGATGTGAGAGGCATCCATTGGACAGGTCGTAAAGGCAAGGATAAGATCAGGGAATTGATGGCACAATGAAGGTACATATTATTGGAAATGGTGATTCACATAACTTTTATCAGCCGGCAAAGGGACTTAAGCTGACGTGTAATCTACCACCACGTGAGATTCAAAACGTATATGCTACATGTATTGTTGACTTTAAGATGTGTAGAGCTATTCATGAAGGTAGTGTAAACCTAAACATGCTCGACTGGGTTATGGGCGCAAGGCCTAAGAAATATATGGAAGGCAATCCAAGCTTTTATATGAAATACGCACCAAGAGTGAAAGAGTTTTACCTCGATTTACCTAAATATGCAAAGAACTATACTGACTTTAATTGTGGTCACATGGCTACACACTATGCCTGTAACAGGCTAAATGCTGAGGAAATCCACCTCTATGGATTTGACTCTATCTTTGACTTTAACTTGATCAGCACAACAGATTTTGTACTGTCTTCGAATAGAAACGCGGAAAACACATTCCGCCTTGCCAACAACTGGCGTCCTATTACGGAGGGCATCTTCAATGAATTTAAGAAGACTCAATTCTTCGTATATCATAAGCATAAAGAAGCAAAGATTCAACTTCCAGACAACGTGGAAGTCATTACCCCTAAATAGGGGTTTACAATCCGGTAAAATTATGGTATAATAAATCATGATTTACTTGGACATAACCGGCGACGATTGCCCTGCTGTTCCTGACACAGAAATTCGCGAAGCATTCGAATTTGCCGTGAAAGAACTGATGCCGAGAAAGAAAAAACTCGACGTCACTATTCATTTGTGTGATACTGGAGATTCTGCGTGTGCGTGGCATCTTCACGTAGAAAAGTACACACATGAAATCGAAATAAATCCTAAACAAACTCGTGATGATTTTATTACTGCACTTTTTCATGAAATGGTGCATGTACGCCAGTGTGAGAGAAACGTGCCTTTTGATGACACGCTGCCTTATTATGAACGTCAACACGAAATAGAAGCATACACATTACAGGAGGAACTATGGAACCGGTATTCGAAAAGGGCTATCCCTCTTACGAAGCAGTCAATCGGGAAGGATACTACGACTATATGTTAAGAAAGTCTAGAGAGGCTGATGCTGAAGCAGGTATCGACCATCGACCAGACCGAATGCTTATCAAAGAACTTCAGGAAAAAGTAAAGCGTCTAGAAATAGACATGGCACATCTATTGAGTCAAAAATGAAAAAAAACGTAAGTAGTTGATTTCAAATGAAATAAAAATGCACTTTTTTGTTTACATTCTTAGAAAACTAGTTTATAATAGATCTAGAAAATGGAAAAAGGAAGGAAACATTATGTCTTTAACTACCGCTCAAATCTCTGAAATTCAAGTTCTTTTTGCTCAAGCTGACAACAAGGATTTCCAAAAGATTGCTGAAATGTATAACACGACTCGTCGTGCTTACGAACGTAATCAGAAGAACAACTTCTCAGTTGGTCAACGTGTACAGTGGTATGGCAAGAAAGGCCATATGTCTGGTACGATCACTAAGATCAATCGTAAGAACATCGTCGTTAATTGTGGCGGCAATGGAATGTGGAATGTAACACCATCTTTGTTGGAGGTAGCGTAATGGAAAAGGCTCTTGTAGATTATATCATGGCTCAACGTGCAGAAGCGGAAGCATTTACTGCTGCTGCACCTGGCAACTTCATGGGGATGATGCCTCATCCTGATGAGTTTGTTTACTGGTCAAGCCGAGTTCCTTCAGGCACTCTGAAAGAACTCAAGCGGATTGAGCTTGAGGAGGATGCATATTACATCACTGCTGATAAATGCAGTAAGTCATATGCTCGTTCACTTGAGTTTCATAACTGGAGTGATGCAAATCTTAAACGTCATATTGAAAGGATGTGCGCATAATGTTTAACTTTTTAGTTGGTATGGGAATTACCATTGCAATCTTTTGGTTTTATCCAGAGTTCATTCCTAACGTAGCGGAATGTACCCAATCTGCCCTTAGCTCAGCTGGATAGAGCAACGGCCTTCTAAGCCGTGGGTCGGGGGTTCGAATCCTCCAGGGCAGGCCATATAGGATACGAGTATAAACGTGGTTAGGCCTGAGCTCCTATATATAAGATCAGGCGGGAAAGTGGAGGCGCCCTCGAGAAAGGCCTCCTTTTTTTCAGAAAGAATAATAAAATGACTATTTTTGCTTTTACCTTTTTAGCTCTGTTTTCTGTTGCAGAGAGAGAATTTTTTGACACGGCTGTAGCTCAACAAGAAGAAGGCTACTCTTGGCTGCCGGCAAAGATCGAGTGTGTAGAACCCGATTATGAAAATGCCAAGCAAATCGTTATGACAACACCTACAGGCAAGGAGCTAGTGTGTTTCAAGCTTAAAAAATAATGGAGAGTCTATATTATGCCTTGGCCAGCCAAGAACAGACCACGCCCAGGTCGTAGAAAAAAGGGTTCAACAAAACGTGCAAATATGCGGAAGAACAGGAAAAAGTAATGAGTCTGTTCAGCCGCATTCGTCGTTGGTGGAAGCTACGTAAAGCTTTGAAGAAGATCCGAAAGAACGACCCTTTCATATATGAGGATTAAATGAGTAAGCTATGGATATTTGGTGACAGCTATGCTGAGTTGCCGCATGAAACTTATAAAGAACACCCTGGGTATATGCCACCATATCAACATCAGCTAGCTGAAATGCTTGATGTAGATGAGCTAGAGGTGTGGGGTAGTCCTGGAGTTGCTGCAAGTTGGATTTACTTACAATTCAAAGAGCAGTTTCCAAAAATGACAAAAGACGATTACATTCTTGTCATCTGGACATCTAGACACAGGAAGTGGTTTTTCAGAGATCTACCAGAACACTCAAACATTTACTTGAGAGATTTGGACAAGATCATGCATAAGGACGAGGCCGATGCTGTCAAGAACTATCTCGCATATCTAAAAAACGATGAGGCAGATATGCTTGAGATGAATGCATTTGCATCAGCAACAGCCTACGCTGCAGCATCGCTTGCAACGCCATATATCGGTGTTTCGGGATTCAACGAAGATGCACAGCTCATGTTCAATCCTTACTGTGAAGTAAAGGGTAGCTTAGGCAACGTATGCTTCAGGGAGTTTGGCTCTAATAATGCAAATGATTTGTGGGAAAGATGCATGAAAGTCGGAGGCTATGTTGATCGTAGGTTAAACCACATGTCATGGCCAAGTCATGATATTTTTGCTAAGAAGCTTTACAACTCATTTGCAACTAGAGAAGTGCTTGATCTTGATGAAGGATTTCCTGTCAATTTCTGGAAAAACGAGACACAGTACAAAGAGTACAATGCAGACACCGTACACCTATGGGATGTGCGATACGATAATAAGGGTAATAGGTTACAGCTAGCGGGTAACAATCATCACCCTGGACTCAACAAGCGTAATCGTAAGTTTATGATGTCAGACTTAAGAATGCTGCCAAAAAGCGGACTTCATCGATAGATGTCTTGTATCTTATCCTCAAAAGCTTCTACCTTTTTAAGCCGATTTGGCCAATAAATGTAGTCTTTCTCAGGGTTAGCTTTTAGGTTATTCAAGAGAGGCGTGATGGCATTATATAGCTTATCGAGCTTCTCTTGAGCCGTATTTGCAGCCTGTTCTGCATCATTTACAGCATCTTGAGTCCTTTGAACCGCCTCAAGTTCCCCTTCGTCCATAGCTGTGAAGCCGAAATCAAACAAATCATTAGACATTTGTACCTCCAGTCGCACCGTGTGCACACGTAAAAGATAGCCGTATAGTTATACCCTTACATGCACACCGTGCGATTATTTTATTTAATAAAAGTGCATTTTATGGTTTACAACTGCTATTATTTATGGTAGAATACAAGTAGAATGGAAAAAGGACAGTAATTATGACTATGCATTTAGTACGCGGAATGAGCGCCATAAATACTAAGAAGAGGAAGGTTAATCGTAAGCCGGGCTGGGAACAGGCTCAGGCAAAACACGATGCATGGCTGAAAAAGATGGGTGTACATCCATCACAGCTCAAAGGGAAGGAAAAGTGTAGTGGTAACAAGATTCCAGACTACTCAAATACAAAACCAACAATCCCGACGTCGGATCGGATTGAAGGAATTTGCTCCAAAAAGCAAGGGAATCGATACACCGGAACATTTATTAAAGGTGTGGCGACTATGCATAAATCCAACGCAGTCCCAATCACTTCCTCAGAAGACGCTAAAGAAGTAGCAAGAATGAGGAGAGGATAATGATTGCAGAAGCAATTGTATGCTTGGCTTTGAACGCATATTTCGAAGCACGCGACCAAGACATCCGTGGACAGATAGCTGTATCGCAAGTTGTTATGAACCGAGTTGAGTCTGAGTACTATCCAGATCGCGTATGTGAAGTAGTTTTCCAAGGACCAACACGTCCAAAGTGGAACAACCCTGACGAGGATATTCCTGTACGTCACCGCTGCCAGTTCAGCTGGTATTGTGACGGTAAGTCAGATGAGCCAAAAGATCAGATGGCATGGTCTCAAGCTATCAATGTAGCTTGGGCTGTATATCATGGCAACGTGGATGATCAGGTAGATGGAGCTCTATGGTACCATGCTTATTACGTTACACCAGATTGGGCTTCGCAAAAGTCTGAAACGGCCATAATTGGGGATCATATCTTCTATGGCTGGAAAAAAAATTAAAAAAAAACGTAAGTAGTTGTTTTTGTTAGGAATAAAAATGCATTTTTTCCTTTACAATGGCGAAAAACTGTGGTAGAATATATCTAGAAAATGGAAAAAGGAAGGAAATACTATGTCATTTACACCTGAACAATATGCTGCTCGCTTGGAACTTATCAAAAAGGTTGCAGCTAAGCGTAACCAAGCTAAAGTAAAAGTCAAGTCTTACGACTATGACGAAGAAGTTGTACGTATCAATGACGATACTACAAACATCAATGCTTACACTGATGGATCTAAGTATCTTGCTGAGCATTATGGTGATCGCGTTGCTGATCAAAATTCATATGAATCTTACGAAGGTTGGAACTAATGGATAAGGATCTAGCAGCTTTCTTTGCCAAAGGTGGCAAGGTTACATATTGCCGGCCTTCCAATAAGAGGCCGGAACCTAAGCGTTCGCCTTTCTCTGTGTTTAATAGAGGGGCGAAGAAAATCACTATTCGGGAGTATCAAAATGGATAAAGCTGAAAAGAAACGCATTAAAAAAGATTGCACTGATCTTTTGAATGTATCTATGTGCTTGGCTGAATTTACTAAAGCCGATGGCACTAATCGCGTTATGAAGTGTACACTGCAAAAGGGCATTGTGCCACCTTCTAACGACAAAGACGGATTTAGCCGGCAGAAGTTTCGCAATCGGCCTGAGAACGAAGACATCTTGATCGTATGGGATGTCGAAGCTAAAGAAGGCGCCGGCGATTGGCGGTCATTCCGCATTGATCGTATGAAGTCATTTAAGGCTTTGCTTGATGACTGATCCGGTTACAGCCGGCTTATTGATCGGCATCTTATGTTACTGTACTTATCTGCTCGGTAAGAACGAGCGTGATAAGACTATTGCAGCGACTATAGATGCTCTGATCAAACAGGGCTACCTTCGTACTCGCCGAGATCGCGATGGTGAATTGGAAATTGTTAAATTGGATGGAAGTGAATAATGGCAATACCGAAGAGAACTCGTAAAAAGACTGTAAGAGCAAGAGCACGCATTGGTGCTGGAGCAGCTCCACTTGAAAAAGGTTTTAATCCGTCAGTACTTTCTTATTTCCACATGGAAGTAGATAAGAAAGAATCGTCTGACATTATGAAGCGTTACATTCGCCAAACGTTTTCGAAAGAAGACGCAAAGGCAATGCTTGCATGTCCTGAATACAAGTTCTATTCGATGAGCCACTATGTTGCAACAGCTTATTGGATCCTGTGTGACATGGACCTGACACAATGTGTCAAACATAATGCAGATTATATCTCCGGTCTTAAGCGCCATACTGATGAGATGCTTGAGATGGGTAAGAAAATACTTGCCGAAAAGAAAGTAGAAGACACGTCTACCGGCAATGTAGTGTCACTGTCTCCTATGCAGAAGCTTGAACGTAAGATCGCTCGCACTATTATGGTAGACATTGACGACCTTGAAGATAAATGGATTGAAGGTGAGAAGGCCACGCTCGACATATACACTTCCTTCCAACGACATGGCCTTCCATCTTCAGCAACCATCGCTATCGCTGAGATTATCAGCGGATGGTTGCTTGATTACAGTGACGCTTATCACAAGCGTTGTGAACAGGCCGTAGAAGGCTACTCACATTTGAAAAGAACCGAACTCAAGCGTAGGTTAGACGAATGTGAAAAGATGCTTGCAGACATTGAACGTATCAAGCTTTCAGGTAAAGCTAAGCGTACAGTCCGTAAAGCTAAGCCTAAGGCGGCCGACAAGCAGGTTGCTAAAATGCAATACAAAAAAGAAGACAACGATTTCAAGATTGTTTCCATCAATCCGGTCTTGATTATCGGTGCTGTCCGCCTGCTTACGTTTAACACTAAGAACAAGAGGCTTACAGAACTGGTATCAACCAGCGGATTTACTGTTAGTGGTTCAACGGTGAAAGGATTCGATCCTGAACTGTCAAGATCTCAGGCTTTGAGGAGGCCAAATGACTTCCTGCCTGTAGCCCTTAAGAAGACTCCTAATCAGATCAATAATGAATGGAAGAATCTTACAACCAAGAGGTATGAGGCTAATGGTCGTATCAACAAAGATACAATCATCCTCCGAGTATTCGATAAGTGACGGAACATCCAGAACAACATAGAAAACTCTGGCTAGAAAACCTAGTCAGAGACAATAACTTTACTGTCGGTGCAGAGATAGGAGTACATGAAGGTGTAACCTATTTCCACCTAATTGATACCTTTCCACATTTGAAGATGTATGGTGTAGATCCATACAAGTATCAGATGGAGAAGCAATGGCCAGGGATGCGGAAGCAACTCACGCTAAGAGGCTGGCCTAATAATCCTAAGACTACATTTCTTAAGATGACATCTGATAACGCGTGTAGAGAGGTTCGTCCTTTTACTCTAGACTTTGTATTTATTGATGCACTTCATAGTAAATGGGCGGTGTACAATGACATCAGATTGTGGTATAATAAAGTTAGACCGGGTGGATATATTATCGGTCATGACTACAGTAAGAAAGGCGTGTACAAAGCAGTAAAGCTTTACTTTGAAGAGAACTGGTTTGAACTAAATCCTAATGGACCAAAAGCTCCAAAAGTAAAAGTACCGAAGTGGGATGATTTATGGTACGTACAAAAACCAGATGGATGATTGATCCAGATGAAGGATGGAGATACGGGTTTCCTAAAGTGTTTCCAGATGGAATTGGTAATATTCGCCAATGGCTCATAGAACAAGGCTATCCTGAAAGCCGTATTGAGTATTGGGAAAATAGTGGCTACTCAGGAGTGCCATACAGATTATGGGAAGAGAAGATTGATGAGCAGTGAATTTCTAACCAAAGCAAAGTTTTCAAAGATTGTCGAAGCGGCAGTCCTTGAATTGAAAGTACCATACATGGAAGCAGTACTACATGTCTGTGAAAAGAATGGTATTGAACCTGAAGATGTAAGCAAATTTATTTCGCCAATCATCAAAGGTAAGATCGAGGTAGAGGCTCAGAGCCTGAACTTTCTACCTAAAGATGGTGACTCTATTGACTTGGAGTCGATATAAATAATGGTGTACAATTGTACAACACTATGGTATAATACAGTTAATATTTCAGCAAATACGGAGAAAATATGTCGTTCGAAAATCTAAAACGCAACCGCGATCAAATCAGTAAGCTAATCCAAGCTGCTGAATCAGCCGGCGGTAAGACCGAAACAAAGTCTTATGCCGATGAACGTTTCTGGAAACCAACAGTTGACCAAGCAGGTAATGGCTATGCCGTTATCCGTTTTCTGCCTGCCGCCGAGGGTGCAGAACTTCCTTGGGTACGCTATTGGGACCATGGGTTCAAAGGTCCGACCGGGCTCTGGTATATTGAGAGATCCCTCACTTCCATTGGTCAACAAGACCCTGTTGGTGAGCTGAACTCAAAGCTTTGGAACACTGGCCTTGACGCGGATAAAGAAAAGGCACGTAGCCAGAAGCGTAGGCTTCATTATGTGTCTAATATATACGTAGTAAGTGATCCTTCGAACCCTCAAAACGAGGGTAAAGTCTTCCTTTACCAATTTGGTAAGAAGATCTTTGACAAAATCATGGATGTTATGCAGCCTGATTTTGCAGACGAAACACCGGTTAATCCTTTCGACCTTTGGGAAGGTGCCGATTTCAAACTGAAGATTCGTAATGTAGAAGGGTATCGTAACTACGATAAGTCGGAGTTTTCTAGTGCAGGGCAACTTGCCGAAGACGATAAGCTCGAGGCAATTTATAACCAGATGCACGATCTGGGTGAGTTCACGGATCCAAAGAATTATAAGACTTATTCTGAACTTCAGGCTAAGCTTATGAGGGTCCTTGGCGAAGAAGCCAATGCAGGTACTCCGACACTGCAACAGGAAAAGATCATTAACGATCCTGCTCCTGAACCAGAAATCAAAAGTGAGCCAATCACCGCTGAACAAATGAGTGGTGATGAAGAAGACACACTGTCTTACTTTGCTAAACTCGCTAATGAGGAATAAGGTCAGCCAACCTGTTAGGCCTTGCCGCTGAGTAAGACTCGGGCGAAAGTTGGTACAACTAGAAAGGAGAGACTACTTCGGTAGTCGGGGATTGGGGAGCTTCGGCTCCCCTTTCTTTTACCTAAAGAAGTCTGCTGCGTTGCTGTTAGGATATACTGAAGCTTGCGGTGCAATCATCATTGATCCACCGCCTGAGTTATTGGTTGTGTTGTTAACAACTGTGCCGCCACCACCGTTAGCACCTTGTGCAGCCTGAGCTTGCATCTGAGCATCTTGTAAATCTGCCCCAATCATAACTCTAACCTTCTTAATGTTTTCTACTGCTTCATCGAACTTGATGTCAGGAGATGCAAGGCCTTTGATTTTAGTACCAGAAAAAATCATACCTGCACCTACTGTACCACCGTTGATTGCAGTCTCAATTGATGGTATTGCATACAGCATATCTTCGGCCAGATCTTTAAGACCCATGCCACCGCCTTCAAACTTCAGCTTAGAAATCTTTTCTAATGAGAAGCCAAGACGTTCAATAGCATCGGCGCCTTTATCCAATCCATCTGCGTTTTGCGCAACACCAAGAATAGCTTCAAATGGACTTTCTCTACCGAGGCCAAAAAAGCCTAATAGAGTTTCACCGGCACCAGCCAATGCACCAAGGAATGAGCCCTTTGAGAAGTTAGCCAGACCCTCACCGATTACAGTCAATGCCGACTTGAATTGAGTTGCTTTATAAACAGGATCATCGCCCATTCTAGGATCATTGACGATATCAATCAATGTGCCTACATTTTTGGCCATCTTGTCAGCCTGATCGTCACCAACAAAGAAATCTACAATTGCAGCAAATGCTGAACCGCCAGCAAACGCTATAAGGCCAGCTGATATTCCAGTCATTGTAGCCACAAATGCTGCAGTATCTGACATAGGAATATCTGCGATTCCGATTAGTGTAGTGACATTGCTGACAATACTTTGCGCCCATTCTGGGTTAGTAAAGTTGACCAATGCCATACCTAGCCCACCGGCAGCTGCACCTACGCCAAACACAGCCAAGCCAACGCTAAGGGCTGTCATATTTGCTATGAATCCGGCCGCATCACCAAGAGGTAGCGAACCAATCTCAAGCAGAGTCTTTGCATTATCTTTAATTGTTGCAGCCCAGTTTGGAGTAGTGAAGTCAAGCAATGCGCTAGCTAATCCAGCTACAGCTGATCCTATACCAAAGATCGCAAGACCTGCACCAAGAGATCCCATAATCGCCAAGAAAGTAGCTGCAGTTTTCACTACACTATCTCCAGCTAAGTTATTGATCTCAAGCAAGGTAGTTACATTATTGACAATACTTGAAGCCCAGTCAGGATTTGTAAAATTAAGCAGAGCGTCAGACAATCCAGCTACAGCTGATCCAACGCCAAAGATAGCGAGACCAGCACCAAGACCAGACATTATAAGGAAGAATTTGCCACCTTTCTCGAAAGCGTCACCTAAGCTATTAGCCATGTCACCAATGCTAAATAGCTTCTTGACATTACCAATAATCTTGTCGACATCCAGTTTCATAAACGCAAGGATACCGCCGACAATAGCAGCAAGACCAGCTGCCGCAGCTACCATCATGCCGCCACCTAGAAGTTTTGAGAGGAAGCCACCAGATTTCTTTTCAGTTTCAGCAGCCATCCCCTGAGCAGCAGCCTGTAGCCCAGCATTCTGAGCTCCAATAGCATTACTTGCTTCTCTTGAAGCTTCCAATGCGTCAAGCTTACTTTGCTGCTCCATAGCATACATATCTTTGAACGTTTGATTGAGCTCCATCACCTGTTCGTTGGTGACAGTTCTCTGTTCATTAGCCTCAATAAGCTGAGCCTTAATGTCCTGAAACACTGGTGTTGGCTTTGGCATTACTTTCTACCTTTGCTTTGAGCTTCTATTCTCTGCCTCTCATCCTTCAACCAATCAAGTAGCATCTGTACGTATACTTCTCGTTCCCAAGGTATCATCGAATCTAAATCTGCCAAACTATAATTATGATGTTGCATCAATTGAAAGTTTGTCTGCATATGATTCCCTAGTGTATCATGGGAGAGGCCTATGAGAAAAAATTAGCTATTCCCGTTAGTGGTTTTTCAATCTTTGCTCCACATCCATCACAATCTACACTTACATCATATCTAACAGTTGGAATGTTTTGCACGTATTCTTTAATCTTTGTAAACTGCTCAGAGTTCAGGCTTTCGAGAAATTCCTGCTGGTCTTCTTCAGACTCATCAGATAGTTTCATCTGCTCTTCTGGTGTCATTACACTGTCAATACAAAGAGCAATAAGCTTAAACACTGAATCTAGCTCGTTTAGTTTTTCTGGCTCAACACCGGCATCAATCAGGTTTCTGTATGATGGCCATTTCATTTTAATTGAAATGTCTTTGGTGAGCTCAATAACATCAGGCAATGTCTCTTCTGCCTGCTTTACTTGAATGTCGTTAAGTGGAACCACAATCATCTGTTCGTGGTTGCATTGTTCACATACAGTACCGATTCTGCTGGTTTCACCAACACTTTTGGCACGTAGCTGTAGGAACATATATTCAACGTCAAATGCAGTTACAGAATTTTCATCAATATCTGCATCTACACATGATTTAATCACGTCCATGATAGCTGTAAGAGAAGACTTATTGTCACCAGTCTCCATAGCCATCATTAGCACCTTCTCCTCTTTTACAAGGAAAGGACGGAACATGACTTCATCACCCGTGGACGGGACAGTCATGCTATATTTTGGTGCCATGTTAATTTTAGGAAGGGCCATAATTTACCTCAGGAAGTTAAGCAGAGTTGAAAGCGGACCGCCTTCTTTTTCTCTCCAGTTCGAATATGATAGCTGTACCGACAGTTCACCGAGTTGGTCAGCATCATTGCTAAATTCAATCGCATTTACGGTTGTAGGAAATGCATCCTCAAGGATACATGTAAAAGCCACTTGGTCAGGCGTAATAATGTCTGCACCAAAGTTGCCTAAGAAAGGAATGCTAACATTGAAACCTAAGTCAAGGATAGCATCATTTCTCAACTGCTGTATGATAACGTCATACGCGTATTCTTTTTTATAGTTGGCACGCTGATCTTCTTGATTGATAGCCAGCTTTTGCCATGTATCGAAGTATGTCTTTACTCCATAGTCCTGTAACAGGTGGAATGTAAGGTTGACATCATCAGATGCATATCCGTATGCTACCTTCTGTGTCTTCATACCCATAGTTCTTTCGGATGATAAGATCTGGCGACCAGGCATGTTTACAGCTTTACATAAGGTGTTTATCTGTGTAGCATTCGCACCAGGGAGCGAAGGGAGTATAACCCTATAAAGATTTGTTCTCGCCATGCCCTGGCGAAGGTTTGCCTTGAATGTATCTACACTAAGTGCCATTAGATCATATCCTTAGATAATTTATACACCGCTGCAGCACGAGACTTACGCCAATCAGCCATAGGCAAGAATGTTGCAATCTCCCACTCAGGAGCAGGTACATGAGCCAGCCTAGACTGTACATGGTCAAGGAGATAGTGCTTAAAGCAAGGCTTATAGAATCTCAACTTGGATGTACGATTCAGCATGGCATAGTTAATCTTAAACCGAGTATTCTCATCATATCTCTTATCAGTAGTATTGTCTAACAGAGCATCCAAAAGCTTAGCACGAAGTAATGGCGATATGTAGTGCAGGTTCAATCCGTAGAATCCACCTGGCGCTTTACCTACTACAACAACCAATGGAAACTTATCATAATAAGGCAATGTATCTTTTGTCTTCGGATCGTAGAAGAACATAAACATGTTGCCAGGGCGGAATGTATTCCGCAGTTCAATAGGCTCTTCTTTCATTAGCTCACGGCGATTGACACGTCTGATACGATGTGCCTTCTGCCTGAACCATGTCATAGACTCTCTTGTCCGTGGAGTAACCCCAGCACGGAACGCCTCATAGCCTAACTTTTGAAATAGATTACTCATAACACTATTTATAACTTCTTGAGCGGCTTTATGCGCTTCTTACCGAGCTTCTGTACGCGCCTCTTTTTCATGATACCCATCTCATACAAGGTATCTTCGGTCCATATCTGGAACTCCCAACCACGATCCTTAGCATAGGTATCAGCAGCTTCCCACTTATTCATGTTCTTAACATAGGCCATAGCTTCGGATATATAGCCTTTTGTCTTACGCTTTCCTTGTGGAGGCTCGGTCTGCTTCTTCGGTTTGATCTCAACCAGGATAGTTTTACCGTTTTTGAAGTTAACTTTGAGATCTACAAAGTAACGATGGTATCTCTTATCAATCTCGTAATAATAAGGTATAACTACCTCTTCACTGCTCCACGAATGCACACCAGGGTGAATATCAAGCCACGAAAATGTATGTTTCTCCCATAACGACCTATAGACCACCTTATTAGGGTCGCCTTTGTATTTTGATTTGTTTTCTACGATGAATTTGCCTGAGTATGCCATATAAATAACAAAAAGAAATTTTTAGCTATTTATCGGACACGCAATGGCAGATCTCAATCTCAAAAATTTAGAAACACGCCTCAAAGGTGGTGTCGCCCGTGAAATCAATAATGTCATAGGGGATGCTAAGGGCTATCTAGAAGGAATCCTTGGTACAGGCCTCGGGCCTCAAGCATCAGATACATATATCCAGAACAAGCAGAAGCTTAGGTTTCCACTTGACAATCAAGATGACTATGACGCTTTCATCAGGTTTACAGTCAAAGCTCAACAGCCTGCAAAGATAAGCCAAGAGGCTGAAAGAGCAGCACGTAACGCAGCCACCAAGATTGAAAAAGAACTGAATGCTGGTAAGTCAACCACAACAGAATTTGAAGATGAAGATGCAGAAGAGCTAGGCGCAATTGCAGCAGATGCACAAGCCAATCAAAGTACAGCTATTTCACAGGCAGCTCCTCTTTCTAGACAAGCATTTGACTACGGAACGTCAGCTGATCTGTTCTTGCCAGCTGGACTCAACATATCTGATGGCCTTGACTTTGAAAACATTGATCTCGGTGTAATGGGTGGAGCTATTGAGAAAGGCTTGAACGCAGGCACGTCTACCATTACAGAAGCAGCAATGGAAGGTGTAGGCGCCGGCATCTCATCTCTTACCGACGTATTCACCGCAAATGCGAACAGCACCACTGCGCAACTCGCCGCTGTACGATTGTCGTCTGGCTTGAGTGATGCTGCTGGTGGTGCTATCAAGTCAGCCTTGAAGACAACCACTAATCCTAATTCAAGAGCACTATTCAAAAGTGTACAGATGAGGACCTTCAACTTTACGTTCAGCATGATTCCGACATCTGACCGTGAGGCTGACGAGATCAACAGGATCATCAAGTTCTTCAGGCATGAGATGTATCCAGAAGCTATCAAGGAAGCAGAGACCGGTGTACCTATCGGCTATCGATTCCCTAACATCTTTGAGATCAAGATTAGAGATCGTAAGAATCCGAGCAAGCACCTTGCAACACGTATTCAGGATTGTTACCTGACAAGCTTCCAAGCCACATACAATCCTAACGGCATGACACTCATGAGAGACGGCCAGTTCCAACAGACAGACATCTCAATGGCCTTCACAGAGATCAGAACACTTGACAAACAGATGATTGCACAGGGGTACTAATGTCTTATTTCTATAACTTTCCGTCTACGTTCTATCGCTATGGAACTGAAAAGACACCAAACTTTGTACAGAACCTTGCAGCATACGTACAGGTAATCGATGACGTTCGTGATAACGTAGCCTTCTACACAAAGTACAACATCCTTGACGGTGACAGGCCAGATCAGGTATCGAAGAAGCTGTATGGAACCACGGACTACTACTTCACGTTCTTCATGATGAATGATAACATTCGAGAACAGGGTTGGCCACTCTCACAAAGAGAGCTCGAGAAGAAGGCAAAGGCTGACCGAAACCTCTTCACGCTTACGACAAGAGACACGCTATCACAGGTATTCGAGCCGGGACAGACTGTCGAGGGTCTATCATCCGGTGCTACAGGAACAATCATCCGCAGGAGGCTGGACTTCGGACAGCTGATCGTGAAAAGAACTAACAGTGCCAAGTTCACGGGCTCTGAGATCATCCGTTCTGACAACGGTGCAGGATTCGATACTGCAACTCTTGCCGGTGCAACCGACGAATGGAACTCTGTGCACCACTATGTCAACGGCGATCTCGAGTATACAGATATCGATCCTGCACAGGCACCGGGTGCACAGCTGACTCCTGTAACATGGCTGGACGAGTACAAGAACACTAACGACGACCTACGGATCATCAACGTGATCAAGCCTGATGCCATCATCGGTGTCTATCGAGCCTTTCAGGAAGCCATACAATCATGAGTACTACTCGTACTACGAGCCCATATGACATCCAGATCAGACGCGCAAACCTGAGAACGGAGCGCCAGGGCCTCTACATAACGGACATTCGAGCCTCGATCATTGAGCTCAGCATCTACGAGTCCATCGACAAGCTGACTATTTCCGGCTACGTGACCATCATGGATGATGCAAACCTCTATTCTCAGGTTGATTTCCAGGGCACAGAGAAGCTCGAGCTCGAGCTGTTGCTGCCCGACTCGCCCTTCAAGAGCTTCAAAAAGACATTCATAATCCATAAGGTAGCCAACACGAACAAGGGAAACGACCAGACAGAGGTCATCACGCTTGACTTCGTGGACATAGATGGCTATATCGATGTCCTCTCGAACGTCAACAAGGCCTATGACGGTACTATCGACACCATCATCTCCAAGATCTTGGCAGACAACTTCGAGAAACCAAGGGCCTTGAGGGTCTCGTCAGACGTCAGGCAGAAGGAGATGCGAGTCATCATCCCTAACTGGAGGCCCTATACAGCCATACAATGGCTAGCAGAACGAGCGACAAGCTCACTCGGGCTACCCTTCTACGCCTTCACGACACTCCTTGACAACAGAGTCAGGTTCCTCTCATTGCAAGACATGCTCGAGACACCCGCATCTAACCCTCTATCCTATAAGTACAACCAGTCGGGCACTAACGATACAGAGAAAACCTTCCTCGCTCAGGCCTACAACATCTCATCTTTCCAACAAAAGAACACAGAGGACAGTCTCAAGATAGCCCACGAAGGCGGAATCTCTGGCAAGTACCAGTTCATCGATACAAACAACTTCACTGTCAACGGTATCAACTATCGAGTAGACCAGATATTCGACAAGCTCGGAGATCAGGCAAACGTCGTACAGGGGCAGAACACACCTAACTACGATCCCTTCTTCGAGGTGCACCGAGGCAAGCTGCACGAGTACGGTACTACGCAAGTGACCCAAATTTCGGCAAGTGCCGTCTATTCGGATGTACCTTCCTACCACGAAGATCTGACTGCGGCAGACCACTCGACCAAGGCGATTTCCTATAGCATGAGACAATTCATAAGGAAGTCGGAGATGCAGGTGATGATTCCTGGCCGTAACTTCTTCCCGAATGAGCAGGGATACAATGGTATCGGACAGACAATAGATATAGAGTTCCTGGATAACGCTCCGAAGGCGGACAATAGGACCGCTGCGGATAACACTCCGGACTTCAAGAGATCTGGCAAGTACCTTATCCATAGCACTCGCCATCTAATTCGTAATACAAATCAACAGGTTAGGTATGACACGGTGAATAACGTAGTGAAGCTAGCTAATCGTAAGGGTTCGACATGAGGACTATAGAGCAACAGTACTATGGGGACGACCATAGATGGTTCATAGGGACCATCACGAGTGTGGCTGATCCACTCCAGCTAGGTAGAGTACAGGTCAGGATCATTGGTGTCCACAGCCCTCGAATGGAGGATATACCATCTACTAAGCTACCTTGGGCCAATGTCCTTACACCATCTACAGAGGGTGGTGTATCTGGTATAGGTAAGATGCCACAGATGATGCAAGGTGCTAAGGTAGTAGGATTCTTCTTAGATGGAAAGCAATCTCAACAACCTTTTGTATTAGGATCGTTCCATAGTATAGAAGATCCATCGCCACAACAACTCGCCGTATTGACAGGTCGTACAGACATCTCACTCGCAGAAAAGACAACCGAAGCGTCCTTATTTGGTGCTACACCAGCGGAAAAAGCATTCAACTTTTTTAACGCTTTACGGTTTACACCGGAACAAACATGTGGTATAATAGGGAATCTAGTAGCAGAGTCCGGGCCGTCATTAAACCCCGCCACGGAGAGCCAAGGGGAATATGGGGTGGCT